AAATTGCTCGCATTTTTCGCGTTCCACTATCACTACTTGGCCATCCAGTAGCGGGTGCAATGTCATTTGCATCAGTTGAAGCGCAAAACCTTTCATTTGTTCAGCACTCATTGCGCCCAATCTTGGAGCGAATCGAGCAATCACTTTCAACATTGTTGCCTGAATCAGATGGTTTCATTCGCTTCAACCTTGATGCACTGCTACGCGGTACAACTCTTGAGCGCTACGATGCCTACACAAAGGGATTGCGTGAGGGTTTCCTATCACTCAACGATGTTCACGCATACGAAGATATGGCACCAATTGAAGATGGTGACCAATACAGAGTTCCGCTACAAAACATTGATGCTTCAGATGCTAAGGATGTTGGCCTCAAGCTACGCACCGAGATTGCGGCATCATTGATTCAAGTTGGCTTTGACCCAGCGGCAGTTACAAAGGCAGTTGGCTTGCCTGATATGAAGCACACTGGTTTGCCATCTAGCCAATTGCAACAAATATCAACAATTGACCCAGCCGACCCAAGCGCAGTTTATGAGGTTGAGTAATGACATATCGGGATGAACAAAACGGGGAAGTTAACTCAAGGAGCAAAGTGAAAGAAATCGAACGCCGTACATTTACGGTTCAGGATGTTGAAGCACGCCAAGCAGAGGATGGAACAATGCGTTTGCGTGGTTACGCAGCGGTGTTCAACGATGCCAGCGTTCCACTACCATTTAAGGAAACTATCGCCCCTGGCGCGTTTCGTAAGACACTTAGCGAAACACCTGATGTGCGTTTGCTTATCAACCACGAAGGTTTGCCATTAGCTCGCACAAAGAATGGCACATTGACTTTAACTGAAGATGATCGTGGCTTGTTTATGGATGCAATCATTGCAGACACAAACGAGGGGCGCGATCTTTACAAGTTAGTTGAGCGCGGAGATGTTGACCAAATGAGTTTTGCTTTCCGTGTCATTCGCCAAAAGTGGAGTGAGGACCGTTCAACACGCACTCTTACTGAAGTTTCATTAGCAGATGGAGATGTTTCAGTGGTTACTTATCCTGCATACCCAACAACAACAGTTGAAGCACGCGAGGCACTACGCACCGCAATTGAGGCAATCAAAGAAGGTCGCGCACTAGATGGCGAATCAATGATTGTTGTGCAAGCCGTTCTTGATAAGATTTCAGATTCCTACGATTCACTTGAAGAAGGCAAGACAATGCTTGAGGTTGTGCTTGGCCTAAAGACACTTGAACCAGTAGTTGAAGTCGAAGAACCTGAAGTTGAGTTAGAGCCAATGGACCCTATGACCGCTGGCCGTTCAATTTCATTGCGTTTAGCCAAAGCAATCGTTAACAACACAAAATAAGTTTCTACTACAAAAGTAGTAGATCGAAGTCGGAGCAAATCCCACACCCTGAAAGCGCCGTGGAGAGCATTGCCACCACCTCAAACAATTACAACACTCATTGGAGAATAATGTCAAAGTCATATCTTGATGTTGCACTTGAGCGCCGTGATGCAGTTAAGGCAGAAATGGATGCAGTTCTTGAGGCAGTAGCCGCAGAATCACGCACCGACCTTACTGCAGAGGAAACCGAAAAGGTTGATGCCCTCGTAGAAGAAGCACGCGCACTAGATGCAAAGATCGAAAAGTTCACAACACAGGCAGCAGCAGATGCAAAGGTTGCAGAGGCACGCGCTTCAGTTGCAGCAGTTGTTGCACCAAAGGTAGGCGGAGCAATCGTTACACGCGAAGCACGCACATACTCACCTGAAGCTGGCGTTTCATTCGTAAAGGATGTTTTCAACGCACAGGTTCGTGGTGACTACAATGCACAAGAGCGTTTAGCACGCCACACAAAGGAAGAATCAATCGAGCGCCGTGATGTTGATACATCAAATTTCGCTGGATTAGTTGTTCCACAATACTTGGTTGACCTAGCAGCACCATTTGCTCGCGCAGGCCGCCCAACTGCAGACTTTGCAACAGCAAAGCACACACTTCCAGTCGCAGGTATGTCACTAGAGATTTCTCGCATGACAACTGGAACATCAACTGCAGTTCAGGAAACACAAAACACTGCAGTTTCAGAGACTGATGCTGATGACACACTACTAAGTGTGCCAGTACGCACAATCGCTGGTCAACAGGACCTATCACGCCAGGCAATTGAGCGCGGAACAGGCATTGACACATTTGTTGTTGCTGACCTAATCCGTTCTTGGCACACAACAGTTGATGCTCAGGTTCTAAACGGAACAGGCTCAAACGGCCAGTTCAAGGGAATCCGCGCTTCAGGTGGAAACGCAATCACATTCACTGCAACAACACCAACAGTTGCATTGCTATATCCAAAGTTGGCTGATGCGATTCAGCAGATTCAGAGCAATGTCTTTGAGACGCCAACACACTGGATTATGCACCCACGCCGCTTAGCTTTCCTACTCGCGGCAACAGATACGACAGGCCGCCCATTGGTAGTACCAAATGCAAATGGCCCAATGAATTCAGCAGCAGCAGGCGCAGGCGCAGCAGGTTACGGAAACTCAGGTTACTCAATGATGGGCTTGCCAATCATTGCTGATGCAAATGTTGGAACAACATATGGTGCCGCTACTAACCAGGATGAAATTTACTGTGTAGCAGCACCTGAGATGCACCTATGGGAGCAACCAGGTTCACCATTTGCATTGTCATTTGATGCAACAGGTGCTTCATCTCTCACAATCAAGTCTGTTGTGTACGGCTTTGGTGCCTTCACTGCAGAGCGCTATCCAAAGGCCGCTTCAATTATTAGCGGAACTGGTTTAGTAGCACCTTCTTTCTAATCGAAAGATAAAATTGTAAGAGGCGGGTTAATTTCCCCCGATTAGCCCGCCTCTTACTTCTTAAATGATTCGGGGGAATCTATGAAGTCAGCACACAAAGTTTCAATCGGTAGTTGCGACCCTGGCAATGTCAACGGTGGGTTCGCATTTAGTTTGATTCAGTTGGCGCAATCACGATCATCACGACTTGGCCCATTCATTCGCATCAAGGGTTCAGGCTTACTATCAAAGCAACGCAATCGTTTGGTTAAGCAATTCTTGGAAACCAAATCTGATTGGCTTTTAATGATGGATTCAGATGAACAGTTATCTCTTGCCGCATTTGATAAGTTAGTTGAAGCGATTACGGAAAAAGCTGATACTAAAATTGGTAAAAATGAAGATCCAGTTGAAATCACTTTATCTCGCATCAATGATCTTGAAAGAAAATTGGAACGCTCCGAGTGGGAACGCAATAACCTACCTCGTGATATTTCTGAAGATGTTCTAAAATCTTGGAAGGAAGCTTGCGATCGTAAAGCAAATCCTGAAGACTCATGGTCGAGATTATCATATGAAGAAATATGGAAGCTAGCTATACCTGTAGCTAACACACCAGCAATTACTCCAGAGGTAAAAGAAAGGGTAGATAAGGAAATTCAGCTCAATAATTCCAGTAAAATACTAGGATCAGTATCCATGACGGGTGGTGTTCCTATAAAAAGTGGCAATCTGTCTGACTTAGACCGCAAAATTGCAGCGGAAATGGGTTGGGGAGAGGCACAATACAAAGAAGCTGGAATCGAGTTGTAGTAAAAAAACATTTTTTGTTTTTTTCCAACCATTAACATGGCTATAAAGCTAATTAAACCATCAAGCCGTCTTCGTACGCAATCAGTGTTACTACCAGCGCTTACAGCGTTCACTCGTGACACTCTTATAGCTCCAAATGATAATGCCACCACTTCTACAGCTATTGCTGCTACCGCAGCTACTTTAACTGTAGATGGTCTTCTTACACGTGATATTTCTGCTACAGAGTTCCCAGTGGCAACTTGGGTAGATCTTATTCGTGATGAAGATGGTGTGTATGAATTTGACGTAGGTACAGGCACAGCAGATATTAATGACCAAGGAGGTCAAATCGATCTTACAAACGCAGGCGCGGTTAACGTTACAGCTTCTGCTGTTGACGTTGTACGCGTAGAAAAGTTTGTATCAGGTACAAAAGTTACAGGACGTATTCTTAAATGGTCCTAATTTTCTATTTTTTTCCAACCTAACCAATGTTTTTAACACAATCAGAACTTGGACAAGCTCTCACAAAAAATGCAAA